CCACCTAGTGATTTCCAATAACGGCCAATATTACATGACCAATAACCTGCTTTAGTTTTATCTTTCTTTTGAGCACATTTATGTCTTGCAGCAAAAGAAGCTCTTGCTCCTCTCTTTTTTAACTTAACTGAAAGACCTGTATCACCAAAAGATACTTTTTTAACATTACCTTTTTTAGATTTTACGTAAACGTAAAACTTTTTTGATCCGCCTCTTTTAGGTTTATTGAGTTGAACCTTTTTACCTCTGTACTCAGCTTCGGGTATGTAGTCTACACTAGCTTTAAGCATTTCAAAACCATTATGATCGAACGTTTCGTTCTGTATTGAAACTGCTTTCCTAAATTTATCCATGTTTATGCTACCCCCAATAGACTCTACTAATTCTTTGATCATTTCATAATCAATCATTTCGTCTATAGAAGCCGCTTCATCGATTGTGTTTTCATCTTCAATCATCTCGTCGATTAAACAACCGATTTCAAACAGAGGGTTATACTTTGGAGATACCATTGGAAGATCTAAAGGAACTCTCATTCCATTATATTCTGCGTATTCTCCTATATCTGTTGTTTCTAAAAGTTTAACATCAGCTTCATCTAACTTAATAGCACCGTCTCTATGCGCTTCTCTTGCTTCTTTGAATAGTTGTATAAAAGCATCAGAGTTATAACGATAGACATGCTCATGCAAAGAGAGACCATTGTCTATGTGGTACTGTAATGATGGGTAGCCGATTATTTCTTTTAGTTTAATCATAGTTATTTCATTTCTGGGTGAAAGAGGAATTTAATAATATTTGCATCTTTGGCAACTTCCTTTCCGTCTATTTCTATACCAATTGGATAAGGTTTAGTTTTATCATCTGCCCAATATGCTACATCGTAACTTTTATCTTCATTACTAGTTACTAATAATCCTCTATTATAAGTATCTTCTTCAGCTTGTAATACAACCATTTCATCAGTAGGAAGAATCATATCACCCATAAGTTTAATATCTCCTTCGTCGTAACCGTCTTCGTTGTATCTATTTTCTTCTTTTAGTACGTCTGGTTTGTAATATGACGTACCGTCTTTTTCGCTAAAGTTCATCGCATCTACTATATCGTCTAATATATTTTCATCAGCAAGGCTAAGAATTACTTTTGCAAATTCTTCAAATCCTATATTATGAGCAAGTTTTTCTAACCTTCTTCTTGCTACATTTAGCTCTTCATTGACGCCATAAGTCTTACAGGGGTTTTGTCCACACCCGCAATTTTGCTCTAAAATTATCTTACTTAGTTTCATCAATAAAATCTTTTCGGTAAAACTTACCTAATATATTGTCGTTTATATGAGTACTATATGAGTCCTCTAATACGTTATTTATAAATAGGTGCTTTGTCTCGTAATATGTGAGTAGCTTTTTATTGGGAACAAACTCTAATATTTTCTTTTCCCAATTTTCACCTGCATCATCTTTTTTAGCAAGTGCCATAATTTCCTTTTGTGAACCAAAATAGTCTTTCCAGTCTGATTCAGTTCTTATCTTCTGTTTAAGAGGTACTCTACCACCTATTCCTTTTGCCTTTCTCTCTTCCCTCAATGCTTCTAAAGCTCTTTTACCTAATCTTTTGTTGCGTTCAAAGAATAGGACTTTCTTCCCTATGTAGCGGGTATCTGTCGGTTTATGTTTAACCTCGTAGATGAACCCATAGGTACCTTCTGGCATATCTGAAATATCAGTGATTAACCTCCCTTGGTAAGTCCAAGAAGGTCTTGTTGGCATATTTTCCATATTTTGTTAGTCGCTAGATTTTGCTTTTCAGCTCATCTATTTGTAACTGTTGCTGTTTGATAGCTTCAATTAATAACGCGACAATTTTTTCATAACGTACTGCTTTGTATCCGTTGTCTCGATCAACAACTACCTCTGGCAGCACTTTTTCGATTTCTTGAGCGATAACACCAACATCGTGACCGCTATGCTCAGAATTATTATTCCAATCAAATTCATATCCTCCTATTTGATTTATTTTATCTAAAGCTCCTACTATAGGACTTAAGTTATCTTTTAGTCTTTCATCTGATGAGAAGTATGCGGTAATATCACCTGATGCGTCTATTGAACCTGTTACTTCAAGTCCATTTGCAACAGTAGCTTTACCTCCTATATATGTAGCTCCTGAACCAGATACTTTGAATGCAAGTTTAGTATATTGATTACCTGAATAGTAACCTCCATCTCCTGATACTACTGCAAAGTTATCATGTCCATCAGTTGAATTATCTCTAATACCTAATACAAAGTTACCTCCTGCATATGCTTCTAATAATGAACCAGATTGTGTACCTCCTACTAGTCCAACGATTTGTGAATGTGAACCACTAGTATAGTTTGTAATAGATGTCCCTCCTATACTTAAATGAGTACCGTCGAAAGTTAAATTAGCTTCAGCGTTTAAGTAATCTGTTCCTTGTGCTGTTACTAATCTATTATCAGCATTGTTAGCTATATTTAATTGACTACCACTAGCTGATGAAGATATAGTTGCAAGTGAGGCAGAAACACTTCCCCAATCATCTATTGTAACATCATTAGCATCTGCTGTACCAGCTACTGTTAAAGTACCTGTAAATGTATCTGTAGTATTTTTAAGATATGCTGTATGTATGCTAGCACTTAATTCAGCAATAGAACTTGATGCTGATTGAGATACTACGTTATCAGCTGCTGCAAATCCATCTAATAAATGTACTCTTTGAGTATGTGCAGCTCCAGATAGTTCTACAATAGATGCTGAGTTGTAGTTATATAATGTGCTTCTTTGAGAATGAGAAGATGCAGATAATGCAGCTACTCTTGCTACTCTATCAGTATGTGCTGAAGCACTATCTATTGACCTTGTTGCTAGGTAATGAACATCTTTTACATAAAAATTATCTAATGATGAGCTAAAGTTATATAGGTGTCCTAAAGAGGATGATACATCTGACCATCCTGTTATACTAAGTACTCCTTGTACATCTTTATTTCCTACTACACTTGAATTTCCTAATATATGATGAGAACCTGTTCTTAAATGTCTATCATCTGCTGTATCACCAAAGGAGGTAGAACCTGTTGATGTAGATGATATAATAGTTTGTGATTGAAATACTTTAGCTGTCATTCTACCATCAACTACAACATCGCCTGAGTAGTAGGATGAACCTGTTACGCTAAAAATTTTATTATCAAAATCATATGTAAAGCTATTGGAACCAGTAAAATCAATTGCATTAGCAGCTGTACCTGATCCAGACTTAAGCTGAATAGCATATGTTTTTCCTTTTGGTTTTGGTAAGTCTAGGGAAGCTGAGGGATTATCTGACTGAGATCTAAATAGGTTTAATGCAACATTATCAACAGACGCCGAATAGAAAAACTCTTGAAAGTTAGTATCCATTTCGGTGTGCGTTAATGCAGCACCTTTTACAGCTCTTAATGTAATATTACTATCTGGCATCTTATTTACTTTCTAGTTCAGAAATTCTATCTTCTAAATCTTTAATTATACTGTTTGCTTCTCTTACAGCTTCAACTAGCACAGGTACGATAGCACTATAGTTAACACCAAGATAGCCATTATTATCTTCAGAAACAACTTCTGGAAGGACTTTTTGAATGTCTTGTGCTACTACACCAATACTTTTTTCTTTTGAATCTTTGTACGTAAAGTACACTCCATCTATACTATCAATTCTACTTAATGCATTATCGATAGGTCTAATATCTTCTTTCTGTCTAATATCGGATCCTTGAACAACAGTTCCTGAAGCTTTAATTGATCCAGATACCATAAGTTTATAAGATAAAGGAAGATCAGAGCTTTCATCTACTCCTATACCTACATTATTATTAGTATCTAAAATTAATCCTTGACTTGATGAGACTGCTGAAGATCCTGAAAAGACAGTAATTCTTTTATTTACTCCTGCATTTTGTAACCCTTTTATAAGGCTAACTTCTACTGAACCACTATTTACTGGTACAGCTGAGCTACTAGGGTAGTATAAAGTAAGTACTTGACCATTAGCAGAAGCTGAATAGAAATAAGCTCCAAAGTTATTATCTACTTCTGAGTACGTTAATGGTGTTCCTTTATCTGCTCTAAAATTTATTGCCATTATATATCTAATTTTACGACAAATGTCATATCAACATTTTCCGATTTTGGTATTGGTCTTGTAGTTTTTGCTACTGCTAATAATTCATTCGCTTCATTATACAATCCCAATGTTGTTATGTAAGGTCTAAACTGACTACCTGTCAAATTATCTCTTACAGTGTTATCCGAACCTGATATTGCAGAAGGGTTGTAAGAGAAGTTCATCTCTGATTCCTTCACAGTACAGTGAACGTTATATGTATAAATAGGTAGGTTTGATTTCCAGTGCACGATAGGTCGAGCATAAGTCGAATAATATCTTGCAGCAACGTCATCTGTAATTATAACCTGTCCTTGATTATAAATTACATCACCTACCACTCTTTGATTTTTAGTATAAGGTAACGTTGAACCAGATAGAACTAATCTACCTTCTTTATCATCTATTACCTCGTACCTCTCATGTAATATACTTTCAGTTACTATGTATTCGCTCCCAGTTTCGATAACAAAATCACCTTCGCTAGAAATGTAATCTTCTTCATCGATTGGGTCAGTGCCGTACCAATGATCTAATCTTTCGATATAATCATCTACAAAATTGTTAGCTCTGCAATACTCTGTATCCCAAAATCTATCAGTATTTTCGAAGAACGGTTTTAAAACTAATGTTCCTGGTTCTATATGGGTTCCAAAAACATCTCTTGGTATGGATATTACTCCTACCTCTTTACTACTACTTCTAGAACCGGTTAAGGTTAAAGTTGTTTGTAGTGATAAATCATACGAACCAGAAAATGTACCTAATGTACTACTACCGCTATAATAATTGTGATATATACTATCGAAGACTAACTTTTGGTATCTATTATTTCGATAGTCTGTAGGATATTGGTATCCTGGTGTTGAACCAGAAAACCCTCTTAAAACCTCTAGACCGTATTCACTAATAGTACTACCCGAAGCATACCACTGTTTTTTAGCAGTATAGTCCGAAACATATACATCTTGGCGGTTTAATTTCTTGAACGCACTCATTCATTATTAGTAATCTAATTTGATACGTATTAAACTCTCTTTTGTAAAGTCCTTTAATAAAGGTCTTGAAAGTTTAGCTACAGCTAACAAATCATTATTATCATTATACAGTCCTACAGAAGTTACAAAAGCTTGAGGAGTATTGATCATTACGTTATGTCTCAATTCACCTGAACCTGTAATTAATGAAGGGTTAGTAGAGTAGTTAAATTCGCTGTTTCTAGCTCTAACGAATACGAAATTAGAAGTTACTGTTTCTTCAGATTGAATTCTAAAGCTACCGCTAAAGTCTAGTGCATCATATAATCTTCCATTATTTAAAGATGCTGTATTAGCAGCTCTATTGATTCCTAAATTTAAACCACCAGCTGTTGAAGTAGCATCTAATGCTTTACCATTAAGAATTATTACTCCAATATCTGGTAAAAGTTTACCATACGAACCAGAACCATCTGTGTAACCGTTATCATTTTTCTTACCGCTAGATAAAGCTCCTAATGAACCTGAAACAAGTTCGTATACTCTACCTGCATCTGTAAACGTAGTTGTTGTAATTAGTTTACTATTATCAGTTAAAGATAAATGCTCTCCTGAACCTGACTTATTTAATTTTAAAGTCAAACTTCCTGGCATTAACTTTTCTTTATATCTTGCTCTATCAACTGAGATTACGTAGAAGTGTTCAGCTGTTGTATTACCAAAAGTGAAATCTTCTTCTTCAGTTCCTAGTACTAAGTTACGGTACTGACCGTAAATAGTAGACGATGGAGACTTACCTGCTACTGAACCGTTATAGTATAGTGATCCGCTACCTTGTTTATCTCCATATGCTATACTAAACTGTACTCTTGCTGAAGTATCAGTAGAAGCTGTTTGGTATACATCATAATAGTAATCAGCAGAAGTACCACCGATCTGTGTTGATGATGTAAAAAATGATGATAAGGTAGTTGCATTACCTGACCATACTGGAGTAGTTACTGACTCAGCACTAACTACTACATCTTCTTTATCAAATCTTTTGTATGACATAATTAGTTAGTTTTAGTAATTGTTACTGGTATAGTTAATCTAGCTCCTGATCCTCTACCAATTACTTGTAATGTTGTTTGTAATTGAGTATTAGAACCAAATAAGGTATTAACTGATGTAGCAACTAAGTTAATAGAAGTACCTATTACTGTTTTTGATACGTTAGTACCAACAGTAGTAGAGTTATTTAGTCTTTCTGCATCTTCAGTATTAATACCTACACCTCCAAAGTTATTAAGTGTTCTAACATCTGCAATAGTTGCTGTATACCCTTCTTGTTCAAAGATAGAAGTAGCTCCTAAGTAGTTTAGCGTTTGAGGGGTAATCGCTACTGATGCTCCTTGTTTAAGAGTTATCGATGTTACACCTAAATCTAATATAGGTAATTTTGAAGTACCTCTTGGTAAAGTTGTAAGTTTGTACTTCATGATTTGAGTCTCATCAGGAAATGCTTCTAATAACGGCATGTTTTCGATAGCTTCTCCGTAGAGTGCAGAACCAGAGGGATGTGATGGATTGTATAAGGTGTAATCAATCTCGTCATCGCCTAATGCAAATTGAGTGATTTTAAAAGAACCGTCCCCTCTCGCTAACAGTTCTCTACCTTTCTTGGTTAAAATTGCGTCCACCGTCACAATCGAATTATCTAAGTATCCCATTTTGTGTTATGTGTTTTATATAAATATATGTTAATTCAAGTTTATTATGCTTCAACGTTAGTTATTACGCCATCTCTATCAGTAGTAAATACCTGACCGGTTTCTGTAGCAAAAATTTTTGCATCCGCTAACTTAATTAAATCATTAGATCCCTCTGCATCTTCGTATAAAACGTTAGAAGTAGAAGGGTAGTTAGGAAATTCGTTATTAACTAGTACTGAGTTAAAGTAAATGTCAATTTTTTCTCTTTCAGCAAGGTTTTGAATCTTATTCGTTATACCATCGCTAGGGTGTTTACTACCCTCAAATTTCTTAAACACAAGTGCTGGTTCCGATCCTGCTACAGCATTAGCATTAACTAACGTTGTAAAACTATGTTTGTTTAATTTAATAGCCTGTATATTTATGTTGGCTGGTGCACTTGTTAATTTTGCCCCGTTATACTTACCGGAAATAAGTCCGGCAGTTTCGTAAGCACTGTCTACTATTTGAGCTCTTTCTGCTGTTCCAGCAACTAAAGCATCAAGGTTAGTAGGAATATTTTGTGATGTTTTATAATCTACTACCATAGTAGCAGAGTTTCTTAATAGTTCAGATGAGTTACCTTGTAGCGGGTTATAATCACTATTAAAGTAGTTACTTTCAAAGTAAGGGTTAAATACAAACTCAGATCTTAATTCTACTAATGCTCCTCCTTGATTAGTAGTAGGTAAAGTATTTACAGTAAATGGAGTAAAAGAAAAGAAGAAGTAATCATTCTTTTTCTGTCTACCTGTTATAGTTGCTTCAACTCTTTGTCCTCCAAATGTAAATTTAAACTTACTTACCTCTTTGAGTGGTGATACTAAATTGTTAGAATTTAAATCACTAAAAGGAATAGACACACCTAACACAGTGAACGGAGCTACTGGTGTATCCTCCGAACCAGATATACTTGAGCTATAGAAAAGGTTTGCATTTCCAGTTCCATAGTCATTAGGATTAGTCGTTATAAATTCACTTAAGTTCACTTTTACGTCTGATTAAATTTAGCATAAAATTTATTACCCATTGTCGCCTCGTCGTATCTATAAATAGTTAGAGGGTTAGATGTTGATATTGCTGATCCAGTACCGGCCGAGTTAGTATACCATCCTGCAAACGTTGCAGTATACCCTGCATATGTAGAAGGATAGTAGCTCGTATTATAAACTCCTGATGCTTGAATTGTAAAGAATTCATAAGTATCGAAATCATGAGCAAATTGATAATCAGTAGTAATATTAGATACTGATGTTGGATATGTAACTGCTACTGTTTCATCTGTGTCTGTATCATCAACTATACCTACAGTATAAGATTCTCCTAAATAGCTACCAGTAAGTGCAATATAACATGCAGGTGGTGGCGGTAAAGAGAAGTTAAATACAGTAATGTCTAACTCTATTAGTGGTTGAGCTGAACCGATAAACGGGTTATTTTTACCTACTTCACCATCAGATACTAATACTAATGAACCGCTCAACTCTCCAGTATACATTGGAGATTCATCAGTTATATTCCTAGGAACTGGTCCTAATGGGGACATAAAGCTAGCACTATAGTTAGTAGTATAATTAAAGCTACCTGAATCGTCATATACTCCTCCTTGACTTGCTGATACAGTATTAGTAATTAAAGAGCCAGAATATATTTCATCTGTAAAGCTTACTTCAACTTGTTTTGCTTTGCTTCTACCTAAAATATTTGACTTAACTATAATACCTGTGTCAACTTTAGATCTTGCAGGAACAAAGTCTTTTATAATTTTAAATAAAGAACTGTCAAAAAACTTTAATAGTCTTACAAATGATTTAGGTGACTTTGTATAAGCTAAAGTATCTTCCCACGCCCAAGAGCCAGAGTTCCAATACTGTTGTATGTCTTGCCACTCGATAGGTTTAGCTAATACATCTTCTCTTACTTTATCCAGTGAAGGATAACCTTCCTCATATCTTCTTCTTGGATCTCCTATGTATTGATCTATATCAAAACTACTTGATATTTTTCTGATAATATGTTCATTAACTCCATGTGAAATATCAAATGCTACTTCTACGTTATGTAAGTCATCAGAATATTTTTTATTTTCTTGTTCTACAGAAACGTACCTTGAAAGAGTACTTCCAGAAACATAGCTACCAGTATTATCTAATCTAATTTTATCTGAACCGCTTCTGTAATAATAACTACCTGAAAGTGATAAACTAGAGGTAACACTACCTTGTTCTCCAAGATACTTTTGACCTTCTATCAAAGAACCACCAAACCCTTTGATACTTAATATTGATTCTGGTATACCGAAACAGTTTATAAGGGCTCTTAAACCTCTTTCAGTACCTTTAGTTTTTACTAAATGAGGTAAGTTGTGATATATTCTTTTATATATTTCTTTTTCATAGTCACTCTTTGGCATTGGCTGCAAATACTCTAATGCTGTTGAACCGCTGTTAAAAGAAGCAGAGGTTGCAATTGACATTGTATTTATAGTTTCACTACCTGATTGATAGCTTTCGCCAAGGAACATTGAGAATAAGTTATCAGCGTTTTGGTTACTACTGTATAGGTTTATAC